ACCGTGAAATGGGCGCGACAGCTCGCCGACTATCCGGCCTCGGCCGGCTGGGCGTTGAGCTACGAGCTGCTCAACCCGATGCATCGCTACGAAATTTCCGCATCCGCTGACGGCGATGCATTTCGCGTTGTTGTCTCCGCGCAGACGACGCAAGGCTATGCACCTGGCGCTTACGACTGGAGGGCGCGCGTCACGAACGCGCAGGAGGTCCACACGGTCGGCACCGGCCGGCTGACGGTCGCCCCGTCCTTCGGTGCGGCAGGGGATGTCCGCTCACACGCTCGGCGCACCCTCGACGCCATCGAGGCCGTTCTCGAAGGTCGAGCGACGAGTGCGATCGCTGAATACGAAATCAACGGGCGTCGCCTCAAGTACATCTCGCTCATAGAGCTTCACGCCATGCGCTCGAAGTATCTGCGCGAGGTCGCAGCGGAAGAGGGCAAGCGCGGGCCGCGCGGCGTGTCTGGCCGCATCATGGTGAGGTTCGGGCAATGAAGGCGCCGGCATTCCTGCGCCGCATATTCGGCGGGAAGCCCGCAGCGAAGAAGACGCAGAAGCGCCGCTTTCAGGCCGCGCGCATCGACCGGCTCTCGGCCGAGTGGATCGGTACATACGCGAGCATCAACGAAGAGCTGCGCGGCGACCTCGACCGCCTGCGGGCGCGTGGGCGCGACCTTCGCAACAACAACGACTATGCGCGCAAGTTCTGCGGCATGGTCGAAACCAATATGGTAGGGCCGGCGGGCTTCGTCATGCAGTCCCGCGTCGAGGGCTCGTCTGGCAAGGCCGACAAGCTGGCGAATGATGCGATTGAGGCGGCGTTCCTTCGTTGGCAAGCCGTGTGCGATGTTGCCGGCCGTCAGTCCCTGCGCGACATGTGCGAGACGTTGGTCGGCGGCCTGCCGAGTGACGGCGAGTTTCTCGTGCGCATGGTGCGCGGCGCCGATGCGCGCAACGAATTCAACTTCGCGCTGCAGCTCATCGATGTGGACCGCATCGACACGACGTACAACGGCGTCGAGCACTCGACCGGCAATACCGTCATCATGGGTGTGGAGGTCGATGCGTATCGCCGGATGGTCGCTATTCACATCTTCGAGGCGCACCCGAACGACGGGCCGCGCACCTCGCGGCAACGTGTTCGCCTGCCGGGCGAAGACCTGATTCATGGCTTCAAGGTCGAGCGTGCCGAGCAGGTCCGCGGCATCCCATGGATGGCGCCCGGCATGCTGAGCCTGCACCACCTGGGCGGCTTCATGCTGGCCGCAGTGCTGGCGGCCGAGCACGGGGCGAATCACTTCGGCTTCTTCACGCAGACGGGGGATGCCGCGCCGGGCACCTTGCCCATCGGCGCAGAAGAAGACGACGGAACGGCCATCAGCACCAGCCAGCCCGGCATCTACGACACGTTGCCGCCTGGCTTCGATTTCAAGGCGCACGAGAGCAAGTATCCGAATGAGGTCTTCGGCCCGTTCGTGAAGACCGCACTGCAGCGCGTGGCGAGCGGTTGGCGCGTCTCCTATCACGCGCTCGCGAACGACCTCGAAGGCGTCAACTTTTCCAGCATCCGAAGCGGCACGCTCGACGAGCGCGACCGGTGGGCTTCGGATCAACAGTGGTTTATCGACGTGCTGCTCAAGCGCGTGCGCGCTGAGTGGATGGTGATGTCGCTTCTGTCGAACGCCATCACGTTGCCGAACGGCAGTCCATTGCCGTTGGCGAAGGTCGTGAAGTTTGCCGCGCATGACTGGCTCGGCCGCCGGTGGGAATGGGTAGACCCGCTGCGCGACATGAACGCGCGCATTGCCGGCGTAGGTGCCGGGCTGATGGCGCCGCAGGACCTGAGTGCGCAGATGGGACGCGACTTCTACGACACCATGGTGAAGATCAAAGAAGCGCAAGACCTCGCTAAGCAGCTCGGCATTGTGTTGCCGGCCTACGAGTCGACGCAGCCCGCTTTCGCTCCCGCTCCGAAGGCTGCGCCTAAGGAGGGTGAACCGGAAGACGACGAAGAAGAGCAGGACGAAGAAGAGGCCGCGGCATCGACCTAGTGACATGGCGTGCCTTGTCAATGTCACCACCGCGCCGTTGCAATAGCGTCATGACTTCAAGTCTTCCTAAAGCTCTGCTCCAACACCTGCCCACGGCCCAGCTCAAGCGGTCGTTCGTTGTCGAGCGTTCCTCGATTGACGAACAGGCGCGCACAGTCAAGCTGGCGTTTGCCAGCGAGACGCCTGTCGAGCGTTCGTGGTTCGTCGAGATTCTCGACCTCAGTCGCAAGTCGATGCGCACCGGGCGCCTCACCGCTGGCGCGAACCTTCTTTGCGACCACGATACGCGCGATGTGGTCGCAGTTGTCGAGTCCGTGGAAATCGGTACGGACAAGGTGGCTCGTGCCGTGGTGCGCTTCGGCCGCAGCGTGCGCGCAGAAGAAGTCTTCCGGGATGTGGTTGACGGCATCCGCGTCAACGTTTCGGTGGGCTACATCATTCACGGCGTCGTTCTCGAAGGCACGAAGGATGGGCTTGACACCTACCGCGTGACCGATTGGGAGCCCTACGAGTTGTCTCTCGTCAGCGTCCCCGCAGACGTGACTGTCGGCGTGGGCCGCAGTCTCCCCGCCGAAGCCTCGGCGGTCCCTTCGCCTCCTTCCCTTCCTTCCACATCACCATCTTCAACGGAGAACCGCAGTATGACCACGCCCGAAAACAAGCCCGCCGGCACGCCGGCGCCCACCATCGAGACGCCGGCGCAGCGCAACCACGCCAACGAAATCAGCCAGATCGCGGCGGCCATGCCTGGCGGCGCCGAGCTTGCGATGCGATCGATTCAAGCCGGCCACACGGTCGAGCAATTCCAGGCCGAAGCGATTCGTGCCCTGTCGAACAAGCCCGTGCCCACGGCCGACATCGGCCTAAGCAAGAAGGAGACGCGCCGCTTCAGCATGGTGCGCGCCCTTAATGCGCTCGCAAGTCCCGGCGATGTCGCTGCACGCAATGCGGCCAGTTTCGAATTCGAGTGCTCCAACGCCGTTTCCGCCAAGCTGGGTAAGGCTTCGCGCGGCATCCTGATTCCATTCGAAGTGCAGACGCGCGACATGGTGGTGGGCACTCCCGCCGCCGGCGGCAACCTTGTTTCCACCGACCTGATGGCAGGCGACTTCATCACCATCCTGCGCGATGCGATGGTGCTCAACACGCTGGGTGTGCGTTACCTGTCGGGGCTGGTCGGCAACATCGCCATTCCGAAGCAAGCGGGTTCGGGGAGCGCTTATTGGGTCGCCGAGGGCCAAGCGCCGACCGAAAGCGCGGCGGCCATCGGCCAAGTGGCGATGTCGCCGAAGACGGTCGGTGCCTTCACCGACATCAGCCGCAAGCTGCTGTTGCAGTCGAGCATCGACGTGGAGAGCTTTGTCTCGACCGACCTCGCCATGGTGCTCGGCCTGGCGATCCAGCGCGCAGCCATCGCCGGCGGCGGCGTGGCAAACGAGCCGGTCGGTATCCTCGCTCGCATCGCTGCGAGCGTGGTCGGCGGTGCGAACGGTGGCGCGCCGACCTGGGACGATGTGGTGGACCTCGAAACCGCGGTGTCGGTCGCGAATGCCGACGTGGGAACCCTGGCCTACCTCACGAACGCGAAGGTGCGCGGTAAGCTGAAGAAGACCTTCGTCGATGGCCCCGGCACGGGCGAGCGTGTGTGGCAGAAGGGCAGCGAGCCGCTCAACGGCTACCGCGCCGCGGTCACCAACGCCGTGCCGAGCAACATCACGAAGGGCACCGGCACGAACCTGTCGGCGCTCATCTTCGGCAACTTCGCCGACCTCGTGATCGGCATGTGGGGTGGCCTCGACCTGATGGTCGATCCCTACACGCACAGCACCACCGGCACCGTGCGCGTCACGGCGCTGCAAGACGTGGACGTGGGCGTGCGCAACGAAGAGAGCTTCGCCACGATGGAAGACGCGGAGACCGCGTAAGCCCATGTTCGCCGAAGACCTGTCCGCCTTCTTCAGCGACTTCGCGGTGAG